GGTGGTAAGATAAAGGCTAAAACAGATGAAATACTTAAAATTATTGGTAAGCGGTGATTAAATTATGAGTAATGTTCGAAGCGGCTTGGATAGCCTTTCTGGGATGTTTGGTTTTGATTTCGATGAACTCGAGACAGAAAACCCAGCTGTTGCTGGTCTGTTAAAATATTATGCGGCTGATGCAATGTCAGATGCAGCGCAAGCAAACGTGCCTGCAGTAGGTTATCAAGGTAAGATACCAAAGTACACCGCTGTGCGAAATAGAATGCCAGTTAACTATAATGATCCTGACCGTAGACCCGGATCTGGTGGTAGAAATTACTTCACAGATGTTTTTTATGGCGAGCGTGAAGATGACGCATTGAGTCCAAGAGCTTTTGGTACTGTAGCAGAGGCCCAAGCAGCCGCAGACGCGCAAGCGGGAATACCTGCCAGCACTCCAGTTACTGATGCTGTGGACCAGTCACAGGGCATGGCTGCTGGTGGCTTAGCTTCTATGAACAAGGGCTACTACTTAGGTGGTAAGACTGATGGTATGGCTGACGAAGTACCTGCTAATATAGATGGAGTACAGGAAGCTAGACTAAGTGACGGTGAGTTTGTAATACCTGCTGATGTAGTAAGTCACCTAGGCAACGGTAATTCTGATGCCGGCGCACAACAGTTACATAATATGATGGATGGAGTACGTCAAGCACGTACAGGTAATCCAGAACAAGGCAAACAAATTGACCCTCAGAAGTTTATGCCGAAGATGGCGCAGGGGGGACTGGCTTCATTCAATATGGGTGGTAATGTAAACGCTGTACAGGGACTAGGTTCAGTATATAAGAATCAGCCATACACTACTAATTTCCAAGGGCAAGGAACTGATCCGGGTTCAAGCACGCCGCCTGCAACCACAAACGATGAACAGCTAACAGCAGGTGATACTACTACAGATGTAAATATGCCTGTTGGCACTGAGTCTTCGCTATCTAACTGGGCAGGTGACTACGTTACCGATATGCTAGGTCAGGGTAAAGCATTGGCGGAGATGGAGTATGAAAGCTATGGAGGCCCTCTAACTGCAGGGGCTAGCGACTTACAAGACACAGCGTTTACTAGTATGGGTAACTTAGCCGACCCTACTGCAGATATGGGCACAAGTGGATTTACTGCTGACACGTTTAATACTGAAAATCTTCAGACATATATGAATCCTTATACGGATACAGTTATTAACCGTACTGCTGCTGATATGAGTAGGCAGAACCAAATTCAAGGACTACAGGATCGCACTGCCCTTACACAGGCTGGGGCGTTTGGGGGTTCAAGAGATGCGCTTATGCGTGCCGAATCAGCTTCCAACCTATCTAGAAACATTGGAGATATGTCAGCAGAACAAAGAGCTGCTGGGTTTGATAGGGCAGCAGAGCAGTTTGGCTTAGCACAAGATCGAGGCTTCAAAGAACAAGAAGCTGCAAACCAATACGGTTTAGATGCGTTAAGAGCGCAGCAAGAGGCAGGAGCTACCCAACAAGCACTTAATGAGGCTGGGGTTCAGGCTGATTACGATCAATTTAAAGAGCAGAGAGATTATCCTTACAAACAGGTTCAATATATGCACTCGCTACTTCAGGGTATGCCAGTACAAGCAAGCACTACTAGCTATACGCAACCTAGTGATTTTGATTCGTTGGTACAGGGTGACACTGCTCTAGCAGGTTTTGGCGCAATGGTTGGCACTCCCAGCACAAGCGACCAGACATAATTAAGAATTGGAGATAAATAATGGCGGGACTTGAAACAGTACAACAACAAGTAGACTCTAAGAAACTAGCTCTACGGGAAAACCCTAACCTAGGTACTGGTCCTAGAGGCGTTACTCCCGATATGATTACGCTAATAGCAAAGCAACAGATTGCTAAAGAGCAAGCGGAAAAAGAGCAAGCCTTAAATGCTGCCATGCAAGAACCTCAAGGTACTATCTCTGAACAGTTGGATGGTCAAATATTAGAAAGTCAATCCAAACAACTAACTAATAATATAGCTGGTGTAGTGCAAAACAACCAAGCGAAGCGCCAACCGCCTCAGAATATGCAGGCTAGAAGACCAATGCCGGGCCAGAACCCAGCACAACCGAAACGACCAATGCCGCCTCAAAATCCTGCTAATATGATGGCGCAACAGCAACAGCAGCAACGAAAACCTCAAGGCGGATTACCTATACAACAAAAACCTATGATGGTAGCGCAGGGTGGTATTATCCCTAAGTTCCAAGATGGTGGTCGTATAGAAGGCCTAAAAGCTCGTATTAGAAAAGCATTGCAGCAGTTAGGCCCGGGCGATGCGTCTGATCCTGAGCGACAATCAGCTCTAAGAGACATATTAAATGTAGTAACTCGTGGTGGTACAGCTGAAGAAAATAAAGTGGCAAGAGAGTTACTAATGACTGAAGCTGGATTTGAAGGCACAGGTGGTGCTCCTTCTAGTGAAAAACCTAAGAGTACTCCGGGAAAACCAGACACTTCTGCAGCAGGGTTTTATGGCGACTTGTTCGATTTTTCTACTGGTAAACCTAAGGACACCTCGAAAAAACCTGAAGGTAAAGGCCCAGATTTTGGTGCTGCTAACCAAGCTATGGTACAAGGCGCACTAAAAAATATAGAAGGCTCCAAGGACGCTGTACCCCTTGCCGGTAAAACCGCTATGGCTGCAGGAGAAGCGTACCTAGGGGGTAAAGGACTTGGTATGTTAAGTAGAACTGGAGCAGGTAAAAAAGCTGTAGATGCGGCGAAAGACCTTCCGGGCAACCTTAAAAATTTCGGTAGAAAATTATTTACCGAATCTAGAAACCGCAGGCAGTTTCCTAAGGCTAAAGTGGGTAAAACAGCAAACAAGAGAATTACTAAAGCCGGCTCAAGAGATGAAGTTCGAGACTTTTCAGGAAGAAGAACTGCTCAAACACTAGGTACGGGTTTGGGTATAGCGGGTGTAGGTTCTCGTATGGCAGGTGCAAGTGAAGTACCTACTAACCAACCTGCGCAAACCACTCCTCCTCCTGTACAAGGGCAAGGCGGTGCTGCTCCAACAGGACCTCGTAAAGTTCAAGATATGGGTGGACTTGGAGTCCTTAGACCGGGTGCTACTGGTCCTCAAGCTGGTGGTGCTACTACTCCTGCTGCTGGTGGTGGTACTCCTCCTGCTGCTGGTGGTGGTACTCCTCCTCCTCCTGCTGGTGGTTCACAGGTTGGATTCCCTAAAACAGTAGCCCCCAACAACCCTATTATGACTGGGCTTGAAGGTATTAAAAAGACAGGTGCTGACGGTAAAGAAGTTAATCTAGCGGGTATTATGAAAGACAGAGCACTTGCTGACCCAACTAAGGTGAGAGACGATACCGCACTTCAGGCTAAAAAGGACTTTGGGTACGTGGATGAAAAAGGTAAGTCTACAACCGGCGACCAAAGAACTATTGCTGGTTTAGCAGATTTGTATAAGAAACAAGAAAAAGAAACCGAGAGACAGTTATCGCCCGCGGCACAAAATGATAAATTCCTTGCTCGTATGTACGCTGCTAGGGCAGGTGCTGCAGGTGCTGCCAGAGGAAACTCTATACTAGATTTCTATAGAGGCTCTAAAGAGCAGGCTAATGAGAAGATACAGAATTACAATACTATAATGAAGAAGCAAGTTGAGGCTGTTAAGCAAGTAAACGAGGAGGCTGGTAAGGCTTTTGATAAGGCTGTAGAGTCACAAAATGCTGCGGCTAGTTTATTTGGCACTGTACTTGGGGGAGATATAACCGCGGCCAATAGCTACCTAGATAGAGAAGCTGCAAATAACCGCGCAGCACTAGACGCTGAGGTGAAACTAAAACTAGGTAAAGATGTAAACGAGCTTAGAGCAGCAATCCAAGAAACGAATAATATTTCTTCGCTGGGCGTTATGATGGGCAAGTTGCAAACCGCGCAGACAGAGACCATCAAAACTCTGAATGACGAGACCCGAATGAATAGTAGTCTGAGTAAAGACGAAAAAGCCGCGGAGATGGCGATGAATAGAGTAGACACAGTCAACAACCTAAAACCCCTATTTGACATGATAAGTAACCAACTGCTAGGAAAACCTAATACCGGCGATACAGGCGGTACAGGTGATGAAGGTGGTAAGCAAGTCAAGCCAACTGATGCGGCGGCGTCAGCTTTAAGTCAGTATGGCGGTAATATGGGTCAGTTTGGCATATAAGGGGATAGCTTTATGGCTACTCTTTCACAGATAGCTACGGCAATAAAAAATGCAGATGCTGCAGGAGATACCGACGCGGTAAATGCTCTTATGGGTTTGTATAGAGAGCAGCAGTATCTACAAGCCGGTGTAACTCCACCAGTAAAAACAGACTCTGGTGACGCGGGTTTTTTTGAAAACATAGGTACAGGCCTAGCCTCTGGTTTTGTGGGTACAGGAGAATCAGCTGCGTTAGGTGTAGCTGCTGCGTTAGAAGAAGAACAAGAATTAAAAGCTAGAGAAAAGATACAGTCTGTAGCCGCAAATCTTAAACCTGAAGGTGGCGACAAAGACTCCCTTACATATAAACTTGCTTCTGGTGTAGGCTCTCTTGGTGCGTTTGCTTCTACAGCTCTTTTAGGTAAGGCTGCATTACCTGCTGCCGGTGTACTTGCTCTTGGTTCTGGTGCAGGAGAAGCCTCCGAACGTGCTAGAGCATACGGTGCTACAGAGAGTGAACGTGGCGCTGCTACATTACGTGGTGCTGCTATTGGTGCTACGGAATTGATACCTCTGGGCGCATTAGCTAATAAGTTAAAACTGCCTAACAAAAAGTTAGCGAACACTTTAGATAAACTATCTACAAAAGTTAGTCCTGCTACAATTACAGGCATCAAGTCTAGACTACAACGTGCGGCTGCCACTGGGGGAGCTGAATTCGCACAGGAAGCTGCAGCTGCTGTACTGCAAAATCTTAACGAGCAAGGCTACAACCCCCAGCAAGTATTATTTGACTCTGGCGTGCTAGAAGAAGGTATGATTGGTGGTGGTGCAGGTGCAATCCTTAAAGGTCTTATAGATGCGTTTGGTGGTAAGAGAAAAACCACACTTATTGATGACGAAAGTAAAGCTGAAGAAGTAAAAGAAGAAACTACAGAAGATACACAAGAGAAGGTCGAAGAGGAAGCTAAAGAAGAAGTAGAAGCTGCCGAAACAGTTACCCCTGTAGAAAAACCTGCTAAACAAGAAAGGCCTGCAAAAGCTGCCGACATTGAAAGTGTGTCTGCAACAGAAGAACAACTAGCTGTTTTGGTAGAGTATGACGAAGCTACCGCAAGCGATGAACTAACAAAAGAGGCGCCTAAGGATGATGGAAAGCAAGCTACTACAGCACCTATCAAGGAAACAAGTGGAGAGAGCGTTCCAAGTAGTGTCGAGAGCGTGGATGGAGGACAGCCTAGCGATACCGGAGGAACTGGAGGAACTGTCGAAGGAGGATTGGACAGTCGTGTCGATAGTGCTAGAAAGCCTGCTGGACGAGAGGGAAGAAAGCAGCCTCCACTAGTAGAAAAAGTTTTAGGAGTTATAGAGGAAAAGGGTGGCACTCCGGCAGTAATTAAACAAAGTTTAGATTTTTCTAAAAAACAATTACAACCAGACGATTTTAAGGCGCTTGTCGCTGAAGTAAAACGTAGGTATGCACCACGTAAAAACGCCGCCCTTGCACCGCGTCCTGCTACTAGAAGCATAGAAGACTTAAAAGTAACTACTCCTAAAGTCCGTGCGTATGCTGACACAAACAAAGTAAATCTATTCGACGTACGTGGTACTGGTAAAGGTGGGGCCATAAGTATTGCTGACGTAAATAGAGTTATGGAGAAGCGCACCAAAGAAGCTCAAGGGGTGTTGGAGACTGGTAGACTAAGCGTAAGAGATGATAAGACAGGAAAGATCTTCTTTGAAAATGTAGGTAAAGGACTGCAAAAACTCCCTGTAGCAGATAACAATGTGCTAACAGTTGTAGCAGAAAACCCAGACATGCTAGCCAGCACTCAGAAAGGTAAGGATAAAGTTAAGGCAGCAGCACAAGCCAAAGTCGTACAACAATATTTCAACGAGTTTCTTAGCCCTGCAGATGCTATTACAGCTGTGGCTAATGATGTAGCTACTCCTTCAGAAAGAATCCGTAAAAAAGAAAGTAAGAAAAGAAGTTCACTTGAAGACAAAGATTACCCTGAAATACTAAATAGAATTGCCGACGACCAAACACTTATAGACCTAGGGCTTGTAACTACTACCACTAAGAAAACAGGTAAAGAATTTCCTACTTACAAAGTCGTGCAAGAATGGTTAGAAACTAACCTAACTAAAAACGGAATGAAGGCTTTTGAAGCTGAAGTAGCTGTAGCTAAAGAAGAAGTTAAAAAACAGGAATCTTCTGAAATAAGGCGTGTTAACAAGGAAGATTACGAAGCTAGTCAAGGTAAAGATAAAGAAGGCAAAGCTATAACACGTATAGGTAAAAAAGCCAAAGCTAAACCTAAAGCCAAAGCTGAACCCAAAGCCAAGGCCAAGGCTAGAAAAACTGCGGCGCAAATAGCTGAAGAACAGTTTAATTCCATGCTACCTAAAGCAGATCTAAGTAATCCTAACCAATATAACAAGTTAGAAACTCTGGCTAAGGACTCTGTAAATGTAGATAAAAATACTAGGAAGCTGCAAAAGTTAGGAGAAAAATCTGCTGATGCAAGGGCAGAAAACATAGCTAAGGTATCAAAAGAAACAGCGCCTGACCAAGATGAAGGGTTACAAGCAGCGGCTGAAATGGCTGCACGCCAAGCGGAGCTTAAAAATAAAGCGCCTAGCGCAACCGCAACCGAAAAGGTGTTTGAGAAACTTAAAAATAAACATAAGAAATTACCCGATAATGTTTTGTATGGCGCTATACAAGACGCTAGAGAAAACACGTTCCCTGCACGAGCGTCGAAAGACAGGAAGGTTGCTGAGTATCTAGAAAAGCGTACCGCAAAACAACTTAAAGAAGATTACAAAGACTACATAAATGGTAGAGAGTACGCCAACGACGTGTTTGACCTGCGAATAAGTAGGCAAGATATGGAATCTCTTGTAGGCGTGCTACCAGATAGTGTAGTAGAAATGGTAAACAACGGCGATCTAAAAGGTGTATTAGAGCATATAGCTGAAAATTCTAATGGGCGTGACGTATCTAGATTTGCTAAGGATATGCTTGAGTTTATAGGTGACACCAAACTTACGACTGCTACTACAAAAGAACTTGGAGAGGTTGGTGGGCTAATAGTAGGGGGGCAGTTTAACGCCACCACAAACACTATATCCTTAAATACCGATATACCTATAACCATACACGCAGTGCTACACGAAGTGGCGCATGCCGTAACTGTCACTAATTTAAAGAAGAAAGGTAATCCGTACAGCAAAAAACTTAACAACTTGTTTAGCGAAGTAAAAGACTCGTTGGGTACAGCATACGGCGCAGAAAATGTATATGAGTTTGTTGCTGAACTATGGAGTAACCCCACGTTCCGTAGGGACGTAGCCCGTATAAGAATAAAAGGGGAGCGTACATCTGCGTGGAACAGATTTGTTAATATAATTACAAACTTGTTTAGAACTATTCAAGGTAAAGATTCCGTTGCCGAGGGTGGTGTACTATCAGAAGCAGATGCACTAATTACCCATCTGCTCGCTCCTACGGTAGAGTCTGCGGGTACAGAGTCTTTGAGTGCGGCGGCTAGGCCCCAAGAAATATACAACTTGCTAAGTAACATACGTGGTACTGAGGCATATAAAGGCAGTACTAAACCACCGGGCAAAAAAGAAACATTAGCGGGTATATTTTCAGAGGCAGGCGTAAAAGCTAAATCTATATACTACCAACTATTGGGTGGGCAGTCTTTGGGAGACGCAGCAAGAAGCATTGGATTTGGTAATCTTGTCATTGACTTAGATGTAGCTATAACTGAGATCCGCGGGCTTGTAAAAGATAACGAAGTAATAATTGATAAGGTTTTAGAAAAATATAGGGCGTGGGCTAAGCAAAACCCAAAAGCAAAAGCTGCACTAAATAGATTAGTGTATAGCCAAGAATATGGAGCCACTATATACCAAGTAGACCCTACAAAGTTACGCTCTGTATATGAAGGAAAGACTGGGCGTGGCAATGCTGACTTAGCTAAAGTATGGGATGACCAACAAAAAGAAATAAAAATCATGGGTAAGGATGGTTTAGATCAATTTAACGCAATGCGCAATGCGTACAAAGAGTTATATAAAGATCTCAAAGCAGCCACTGATACCCAGATTGAAAGTTTAGTGGGTGAGGAAAACAAAGACACTGCAAATACCCTAAAGCAAAAACTAAATGAACGTATATTTAAAGAAGATGCTCTAGATGTGTACTTCCCACTAGTACGTCAGGGTGATTATAAATTATTGTTCGATGCTAAGGTAGAAGACTTAGAAGGTAACGTGACTAAGGAACAAGTTTTCTTAATGTTTCCGTCAAAGGCAGAAAGAGATTCCTTTGTTGAAACTCTAGAAGGCGACGAAAATGTGTTTCAGAAGTCTATAGAAACATTTAAGGGGGATTTAATTGATGTTAAAAGGTTTGAATCTCCTCCAAATGGGTCTTTTGTTGCTGAAGTTTTAGATATTTTAAAAGTTAAAGGTGTGGACGACACCATATCAGAAGAGGTGTTAAAACTATTTATTGATCGTTTGCCAGAGACTTCTTTCGCCAAATCTTTCCTAGCACGTAAAGGGACTCCGGGATATATACAAGAGGTTGAAGTCGCTATGGCGGACAAAGGTTACACCTTGGCGTCGCAGGTAGGTAAGTTAGTAGGTAGCGCAAAAGTTCGTGCTGTTATGCGGAGCATAGAAAAACAAGCCAAACAAATTAAGGGCGACTCCTCTGAGCAAGCAAAAGAAATGGTAAAAGTAGCTAGCGAACGAGCTAACTTTGCCCTCCACGGCGCCAAAAATAAGGGTGCAGAAAAGTGGTATAAGAATATGAACCAAGCAGCTTTCTTATACACTATCGGGGGGAACCTATCTTCGGCCTTAGTTAACTTATCGCAAATACCGCTAGTTGTAGTACCTATGCTAAGTGGTAGATTTGGGCTACAAGAATCCATAGATGCGTTTACTGAAGCGACCTCCCTAGTGTCGGCATCAAACATAACTTTAAAAGAGTATTACACTCAAACTGGCAAGGGTATGGAAGCTCGTTTTACTGTAAAAGAAGAAGTTAAAGAAAAGATACGTAAGACAGCTAAAAATAAACAACAGGCTGACGCCAAGATAAAACAGTTGCAAGACTTAGAGCCTTTAATAATTGAAGCGTCTGCTAGAGGGCAATTATATACAGCTAGCTTTATGGACGAACTAGGAACTGATGAACGTGCCGGCAATTTCGATAAAATAACGCACCTGTCAGCAGTAGCGTTCAACGCTGCGGAAAGGTTTAACCGCCAGACTACCTTAGTTACAAGTTATACTCTTATACGTAAGCAAATGGCGGCAGATGCAAAAAGTGGTAAGAAGTATTACAGTGAGGCTTTAGGTAAATATATAGACCCGTCCTCTACCGATGCGCGTGCGTTCGCGGCTAAAGAAGCTATGTATATAACTCAAGAAACAAACGGGGGCGCTGTATTAGAGACTGCTCCAAGACTTACACAAGAAGGTTGGATGCGTGTAGCAGGTATGTATAAGAGTTATGGCTTGCAGATGTACTACACGATATTTAAGACTGCGAATACTATAGCTAAAAATTCATTCGCAAAAACTCCTGAGGGTAAGGAACGATATAGAGTGGCGCGTAACCAAATGATTGGTGTACATCTAAGTGCTGTATTCTTTGCAGGGTTGTCAGGTATACCGATATACGGCGCCATAAGAGACCTTGTAGATTTGTTTCTCCTCGACGACGATGAAGACGATGCAGATACTCTAGTACGTAAAGCTATCGGTGAGATGTGGTACAAAGGTATTGCTACTGAAATTTTGGGTGTAGACGTGGCGTCACGTATAAAACTTACTGACCTTATCCTACAGCAAAACCGATATAACCCCAGTGCTTCATGGCAAGAAGATACTTTCTTTTACTTGGGTGGGCCATTTATGAGTACCTTAGGTAGGATTCCTAGAGCCAAGAGGGATTTTGAAGGGGGCTTTAACGAAGAGGCGTTTGATAATCTACTGCCCCCCGCTATATCAAACATGCGTAAAGGTTTACGGTATGCAGAAGAAGGTGGTATACGCACACGTAGGGAAGACTTTATATATGAAGACATAAGTGGTACAGAAGTAGGAGCCAAGATGTTCGGCTTTACTCCTAGTGGGTACACGTTTGAGCAGGAAAGAAATGCTAGGAACAAGCGTGTAGAAAAGGCCATTGTTGAAGAAAGAACTGAGTTACTACGTAAACTATATGTAGCTAACCGTGTGGGTGATTGGGAAACTGCAAACGATATACTAGATGAAATAAGCGAATACAACGACGACCACCCAGAGATGTACTTAGATGCTGATACTGTGAGAAAGTCTATGAACACCCACGCGGAGACAAGTGTCAAGATGTACAACGGTGTAACTATTAATGACAAACTTAGAAGTATCATAGACCAAAGTAACTCTGAGTATAAGCAGTAGGTAAAAAAACTCCCCGATGCCTCGGAACATCAGGGAGCAAGGTAAGAGTAGCGAAGGGGAAGATGCTACTCCGTATCCTAAAACTTTACGTTGTGCGCCATATACGCACTCCTAACTTGTCACTCTCTATGGTAGTTTTAGCTTTATACTGCCAACCCTTTCTTTTAAATATTACGTTAACTTGTTCCCGGGCTTTTCTGGCGTTTATACAGGGAACAAATACTGAAGCGCCAATTACCATCTTATCCCAACGTACGATAATACGTACGCCATCTGGCGCTATGTCATCAAGTTTCAGCATCTTCTTTTAATTCTACTTGCGAACAGTCTACACAGAGTACGTGTGCAGGGTACAAGTCTGTAGATACCCCTTTAGTAAGTCTTACCTTCATACTCTTCGCATTAAACTTTTCTTTGAACTCTTGTACCAAAGAACTGTAGTTTATCTGTTGCTTACCACACCATGCTTTTAACACTTTAGGTAGTACGTATAGCTTTTTAACGTCAGTCTCATACCTACCAATCAACTTAACCCGTGGGTCTAACTCAGGTATGACTAGCCCATCCATGCCATTACCTTGTGACCTACGCATATCCGCAGTGCTAGCAATTTTTAGTATGCTACCCCAATGCTCAAGTACAAAGTCATTCAATACATCTGCCGCAGAGGATACTAAGTCTTTAGACGTTCCTTTGTTCTCTTCTAGCAGTTTTAGGGTGTATTTCATCAATTTTGGCGTGTCGTACGCTAATAAACCTAACTCTTTGGCTATCAAGTACCCTGTAATCGTCGCTGTGACGCCTGCTGACCAGTATCTATCTTGTGCTGTAAGCTGTGCCGCTGCATCTATCTTATGTTGTACTTTTTGTAGTAGCTGAATAACAGTATCTAAGTTATCAATTACATACTCCATAAATATTACCCCCGCATGCCCATAGATACTCTTAGAGTTAGCTTGGTGCGCGTCAGTAAGGTGCTTGGTCTTAGCTTCATCAAATAACTTAACCGCTTTAGTTTCTAGCATACGAGCCGCTTCGGCCTTCGGAGCATTTTTAAAGGTACTGATGCGTTCAATCACACTAGTATTACCTGTAGATACAGACAATAAACTCCACGGCTCCCCACGCGTACGTTCTGAATTACTGTTACCTGCCATTCTGTTTCGTTGCCTACCCCCAGAGAGTTGATAAACTAAGTCAGACAGTTGCTTACCATCACCGTTGGTTAACTCATCAATATATAAGGGTATGTTTTTATACACCTCACCACGTAACATTACTGAGTTTTGTGTATCCGTAGCATTTATAACTAACTGCTCAGGATTGCCCCAGACAGACGCCCCTACGTACATAGCAGTAGTCTTACCTAGCCCAGAGTCTTTACTATGTACGTGAAAGCCTGCACAGGCAACCGGCATAAGCGCCATCAGCGGAGAGCCAAAGGAAGTAGCCACTACATATTGATGTAACTCAAACCCTTCGCGGTTGTAAAAATCTGCCATCTCTTTCCATTGCGATAAAGAACCTTTTGGTTTAAACGCGTTCATAAGTCCTGCGGTTGCTTTAGATGGTGGGTTACTCTTAATACCATTTCTTGATATTTCTTGATTGCCTACAACAAAGGTTTCGTGAGTATCATCAGTCCAACCAAACTGGATGCGAGCCTTATCAGCTTTTGTTGTAGCCTGTAATTCATTAATCCAAGTAGTCATATAAGTCATAAGTTTATCCATCTTAGTTACTGCCACGCCTTGCATGGACATTTGTTTTCTAAATTCTTCTCTTGAAGTTATAGCCGTAAGGGGAACTGTGAACTCGCGTACACCATCTTGTGGTAGGTGTAGCCGCATAACTACTACCTCACCCAAATCAATATCTACAATCCTGCTAACCACATATATGTCATTATGATATATCATGTCTTCTGCGGCTTCCCCATCATCATCCACAGTACGTATATATACCCCACCATTAGCGCCACGAAAGTATGGCCTTGGGTATGTCGGAATTACATAGGTAGTAGTCGGTGTATTTGGCAAGTCAAGTGCAGGTACTTCCACTATGTTATCTGCTTGCGTGGCCTGTTTTATACTGCTACCTAATGTTATAGGAGATTTTATCTTCCCCCAGTGCGGACACTCAGTACATACGTCAGGCTTAAACTCATCAAAATGTGTACACAGGTATGGGCCTTTAATCTTATCAAACTTATCCTGTGTTTCTTCTGCTGAGTATTCAGTGTGATTCTTAGACATAGCGTGAGCAGCTTCGCTACCATCAACACAGAACTTAGCGATAGATAAACCTGCTCTCCACATAGGTTCACTACACTCATCTTGATTTGTTACTATATCAACTAACTGCGCACAGCTAGATTCACGAGCGATTATGTCTTTAAATTTATGTTGTTTATTACCCATCAGTGTTTCCATTACGGCACTGGCAGGTAGTGGTTCCAACTTCTTGGGGACTGGTATCAAGTCCATACCAAGTAAATTAGAGAATTGTTCTAGGCCGATTGGGCGTGGTATATAAGTACCAATCATCCCAACATCCGTAGGCGGATTTGACTTGTGATTACGAGTATCAGGTATACGTAGTACACGCGCCGCATCTGCAGTCACTGCAGGGTCAGCTAATAACCCGTTCTCTTTGCATAACTTCTTGAGGCGCTCTGCTACTGGAACCCATTCAAAAGCACTTACGCTTTCCTCGAGTAACCAATATACATGTACACCCCTACCAGAATCGACCAACATGGGTCTAGGTAAGTTAAGTTTCTTACAAAACTTTTGTAAGGCTTGTAAAGCATCTCTCTGACTCGGGTAGTCTTTTGACTCACCACAATCCAGATCTAAGAAGAAAGACTTTAATTGTTTTACATTACTTACTTTACGAGAACCTGACTCTTCAAATGTAGCTAATCCGTAGTACGCGTTATATCCTCTCGCGTCTATATCCTTTGCCGCTATGGCTAATTCTTCTACGCTACCATAAAACTTTTGAGTTAGTTTGTCATCGTTCAGTTTATATGCAAATAAACAATAATATCCTTCGCTCCCCAATACTTTTTCCAGAAATACATCTGCGTTCATATTACATTCCTAATTCCGAGAGTAGGGATAGCAGGGGCGCATTACGCGCCCTTTTCGGATTTACCTAGCTAAGTTTGTAGGACTAGTCGTCCCAGTCGTCTACGATTGCCGCAAGATCAGCATCAGACTTTTTTGGTTTTGGAGTAGTCTTTTTACTAACTTTTTTGGGTTCAGGAGTTTTTTCTTCTCCGAACTCACCTTCAATAACATTGGTAGCAGGTTTAGCTTGTACAACTTCAAAAGGATTATCTTCTGAAGAAAACTCAAACCCACCCTCAACTGCACCGAACGGTGATTGCGCTTCCATAGGCACATACTTAATAACCTGTACCGCTTTCAAACGTAGGGAAATACCTGCTTCACGCATGTTGTACGGTACAAATACCACCGCAACATTAACTGTACTGCCTGTAGTAAGCATGAAGTCATCAGGTAGTTTAACGCCTTTTGAATCATATTGCACAGGTTTTAATGTTGCTTCTTTACCATAAGCACCTTTTAAAGTGGCTTTATATGAGTACATCCCATCATCATCTTTAGTAAAGGGCATGTCTACTTTCTCAGGCCAACCCTTTTCTTTACGTGCTTCATAGGCTTTACACATCTCACCATACAGGGCTTTAGCCTGCTCTTTGTTCATACGGAACTTCATCTCATACTTGGCGTTATCGTCAAACGCGTCGCATGGTACAGTGCGGTTCTCAGCATTATCAAAGCGATATGGTTTATTTATACGAGGCCATTGGGCTTCGACGTTTGCAATTACATAACTACTATTTTGATTCGACATATTAATATCCTTGATTTAATTTGCATTTATATCAAACCCACCTTCCACAGAAGTAAACGGAGATGCAGGTTCACTAGACACAGAGATAACAGAAGTAATAGCTTTCTTTGTATCTTCGTGGACAACCATCTCGCTAACCTTCATACCCGTTTCAACATCTAAAGGTCGTATAGGTTTAAAATAAAGTTTGGGTACAACGCTATCTTTATCGAAATATACATTCGTAATGACAGCAATAACTGAAGTGCCATGTGTAGATAAGTGACGGGCGTACTCTTGCATACCCATGTTACCATTCACTACCCTACCAAATATAGAACTGGCAGGTATCTGCAACTGATACACTTCTTCGAGGTCTCCCTCAAATAAAACTGCTAACCGTTGTTGAAACCGGCAAGCCCTACCACCATTTTCTCCAGAACCACGTACGTTTTTTGTACAGTCCATACACCTACGTGCTTGTATGTTTTCTTCTGGTACTTTACTAGATGGTACTTGTGTGTCGCTAGACCAACATACTGGCGCAGTAGACTTGTTAGGGTCAAACTTATTGCCAAAATATGATCGGGATACTGGCGCGGCATTCACAATGATTACATTTATATTGTCATAGGGTAGCACTTCTTGTTGGCCTTCCCCAAGCAACGTAAACTCACCACCACGTATGCTCAATCTTCTCACTAGAAGTCCTCGTCTATTGACTCGTTAAACGCCTTAACATCAAAGTCAGCGCCACACTTATATGGTTTACTGGCATTCAAAAAGGCTTGTTCAATCCCTTGAAGGTTGTAGCGGTAAGTGTTACCTATCTTCACATACAAGTCTTCGGGTATCTTGCCTTTACGCAACCACTGTCGGACTGTGTGTTTAGATACGCTAAACTTATCGGCTACATCACCGATTGGTACAAAATTATCTGACATCATTTTCTCCTCACTGAAACAATATATTCAGAATCTACATTTAGACCCTTTGGTACTTGGTCTGGGTTTTCTTCTAGGTACTGCTTCATGTTAGATTGATTAACACGTTTATCTAACAACTCTGGTACTTCGTTCTCCAATATAAACTCGTGCATTGAAGACCAATCACTAGTCCAGTAACGTGTCCTAGCCGATCTATAAAACAAACCTGACGAAGTCTTTACACTATCAACTCCTTGCTCTTCACAGTAATCCAACAAAGCCTTCTTAACTTTATCTAACTGATCTGATAACGCAGAGTCTTCTTCTTTAAACTTTGCTGATAACTCAGCACGCTTATCTTTAATCTTTAAATAGATACTCGTGAGTTTTTCAGCGTTTGGTGTATCACTCATACTACGCTCCTTAGTTAAGGGACAACGACAATAGCGTATGATTGTGTGCTAGTCAAGCACTTCTTTATATAAATCAATCATTTTAGTGTGAACGTCTATTCTATTGTTTAATAGTGAGTATACGCGTTTCTCTGCGTACGATCCTTGTATGTGTACCACGGTACACTTTTGATCTTGTCCCGACCTGTGTACCCTAGCATTCGCTTGCGCGTACGTCTCCAGTGAACTAGTAGGCGCCCACCATATAACTGTATTAGCCGCTGTAAGTGTTACACCATGAGCCGCTGACTGCGGTTGAATGACTAAAACTTTAGGGTCGTCGTTCTCTTGGAACCGTTTAAATATATCTGTTCGTCTTGCCGCACTAACGTCACCACGTATTACTTCTGTAGTAATGCCATCTTTCCGTAGCTTGTTTGTCAGCATGTCAATCGTGTGCTTAAAAGGAACAAACACCAATACTTTTTTGCTCGACTCATCAATCACTTCACGCATTACTTTATACCGATTTGATATGTCAAACTCTAGTGCTTCCCCTGTATCGGTATACACTGCACCAGAAGATATTTGTAGTAACTTATTCATATTGACAGCCGCATTTGCCGCAGTTATTTGTTCCCCTGCCGCTTGCATTACCATCTTACTCTTTAACTCTTTGTAGTATTTCTTTTGTTGAGCAGTCATATCTACCTGACGCTCTACATACACCATCGGTGGTAGGTCTAGGCATTCTTCTTTAGTAAAACGTATCGCAGGTTGTAAGGCTTGGTGTACTGTGTCGGTACTGGTTTCTTTTGGTATCCATTTAAAGTTAGTTACCTTCTGCATAACTTGATCTCTAAAAGAACCAAAGAACCTCGGAACTCCCTCAGGATTAACTAACTTAGCAATGCCATACGCATCGGTAGGACTTTGTGCCGCAGGTGTACCTGTCATCATCCACAACCACGTATCCTTATTAACTAACTTATTAAGTGTCTTCCAACGCTTAGTCTGTACATTCTTATAGTGTGTAGCTTCATCTACAATTATTAAATCAAACCCACCGTTGGCGACTTCTTCAGATACTATCTCAACGCCATCATAGTTTATTATTACGTACTCAGCGTCACCTGCAATTATTTCTTTGCGCTTCTTGGCTGAACCATACGCTACATCTACCTTACGGTGCATAGCAAAGTTAAACAAATCATTACGCCATGCCGATTCCATAATAGATAGAGGGCATATAACTAACACTCGGTTTATCTTGCCTTGCTCCAATAAATAATCTGATGCCCATATAGCACTGGCTGTCTTACCTGTACCTTGTTCATTAAAACAAAAAGACTTTTTGTGCAATGTCATAAAACTTGCAGTAGTCTTTTGGTGGTCGTATGGATCATACCTGCCTGTCCACTTGTACCTACCTTCTATTGGAGACGGAGCATTGATACCCATGTTACGCAACACCTGCGTCTCATCTATTCCCCAGTTTACGATGACTTCGTGATCCGATAGCTTTTTACTTTTAGGTATTACATTTGCTACCTTGCCGGGGTGACGTAGGTTGAGTAGCAGGGCTTTGTTCTCTACAATCTTCAATTTTTATTCTCCGTCAGTTAACCTCGTAAAGCGGTCTTCGCTCTACGATTAATAAGCCCCGCTTCGTTGCAGATGGGGCTAAGTCTGCTTACATAGGACAACCGCTTTCTAGTACAGTAGCCCTTTAACTAACTCGATTTTATACAATGTTACAGTATGGGAGGAACCCACCTTTGTATTTTCTTTTCTGACGCATCAAGCTAAACGTCTATCACCACATCAACAAATTACTTTTTACTCTTACCATTCCTAGATCTATTGGCACTAGGACTTTCTAATCTATACCCGTCCTTATTACTACCACCCTTACTCAACATTTTCTTGTGGCTTATATCTTTACCTGTACGCTTTCCTTTACCATTTTTTCTATCGTACTCACGTCTTGCACGCTGTCGTTCCATTCTAGCTTCGTGCGCTTTGCTACCCACAGGAGGATTAATTTGTTTCTTTCTGTCTTTTTTATTCTTGTAGGGCATTAGTGTCTCCCATTATGCACGCACTCTGTAACTAAACAATGACGTTTACATAGTCCACTTTGGTGTGCATTCCACACATCTTTTTCAAATGCTGTTTCCATACGATTGTAATCAGCTAACCACTTTTCCCACATCTTACCAGCGGAGCTTGAATCATACGTGTCTCGTATCAACTCGTTGCATACAACAAACAAAAGGCCGCCCTTTACAGTTTCGATGTCGGGGTAGTGTTTGAATACAGCGAGTGCCATCAACTCAAGCTGTCCCTTGTCTGCGTATCTAGTATTCTTTCCTGTCTTGTAGTCAATAACCCAAGCAGTCTTACTTTCTCTATCAAGTATTACTAAATCAGCGATCCCTCGCCACCATACTTCCTCATCTCTAAAGCCACACGGCTCTAGGTCTGCCGTTAACCCCATTTCCAATTCACAGAGTTTTTCCCCCTTCTTAGCACATAGTGCGTCTATCGGGGCTTTTACATATACGTACTCTGGGGGTAACGGTTTCCCATCTCTTACATACTCTTCCGCGGCTAAATGCACCGCAGTCCCATACAACATAGCCTCAGTCTCAGGCTCTTTGTAATCCTTTGCTACCTTTAGATGATAAAACTTTTTGGGGCATTGTTCAAAGGATTTTATTCTGCTGAAA